TCAATTACAAATTTATCCGTTCGGTTTCCTTCAGGATCCCAGTAATGAGTTCTATACCATTTACCACTTAAACATTGGCAAATGTTATTCAGTTGTATTTGTACTACTGTCTGACGAAACTCCCTCTTCTGTTGAGGTGTCTCGGGTTGTCGTTGCGGTAGTTGGGGTTCCATGATGTGGTGCGTGCTCCCTATCCATAGGTTGTGATTTTGTGTCGTCGTTTCGTGAGAGGTTTTTCAATACAATAAAGGCATCTTTATTATACTTGCGGTCACCCCTTTGAGATGACCACTTCTTATTATATCCTTCAGGTTGTTCGATACCTGATACCTGTGTCCCACCAATCTCGATTACAATATTGTCATCTCTGACATTCCAACCGAGGGTGTGAATTGTTTCCCAAAGTTCATCCTGTGTAAGATTCATGAATCAATAAGTAATGTAGTTTAAATTTAATACAGTTCTAAATGCAGCATCAGTACAAGAGTGTCCTACATGTTTAATATGTGATGGAAAAATAACCATAGTATTTTCTTCACTGTAGATTACATCATTAACATCTTCAAATGCTGTGTATCCGTTATTAGTATTAAAATAATACAATGCTGTCTGGCATGGTACAGTAAAATCGATATGATAATCTCCTATCATAACGTTTGTACTTTGTCTGGGATTTAAATTTAGTTTTGCTCTATACAAAAGTCCCATAAAGTTATCACCACTATCATCTGTCAAAAGTAATTTTTCAAAGATAGATTTGAATTGTCCATAGAGATTACTTTGCACTCCATTGTTTGGTGTGTATAGAGTGTGAGTAAATTGACCTATGTCATCAGTTGATCCTAGTGCTGTTACCGAATCATTCCAAAACCAAGGAAAGTCTGGACCATTGACAAGATTTTGAATACTTTTAAAATCTTCATCAGAAAGAAAATTTTGAAATACTTTAATCAAAGATCACCATCCTTACGATTTTCAGAATAGTGTGCATCAAACTCTCCACCAGGATATCGTGCTTTGAGTTTGTCAATGTTCATTTCAATGATCTCATCTAGGTCAGTTCCCAAACCCATACAGGCTTGCATAACGTACCACATAATGTCACCCAATTCCCGCTTCATATGAAAGAGATTTTCGTCATTGACAGGTTTGCCTTGGAAGACAATCTTCTTTACAATCTCAGTAAATTCACCTGCTTCTGCAGACATACCTACAGCAGCAGTAAGCAATCGCTCGGCAGGAAATCCAACACCCTCCAACTCTTGAATACGATAAAGGAATGCTTCGTGGTCTTTGCTTTGTTGCGACGTGACCGCATCGACAAATTGTGCATACTTCTTAGGGTCAATCATACTTTAGGTCTTGAAATGTTTTCTTTGCTGTAAATTTTTTAACTAAATCGATCTGCTGAGGTTCGGATGTTTGTCCAGAATTTACAAGGTCGTCTTGTGCAGATTCCTCAACATCATACAACCTCATCTTAGATCTGTCAATACCTACACAAAATCTTTTGTTGCTGGCACCATCATTATATCGATTCTTTAACTGTTTGACCATGATTTGATTCATGCCCTCAAGCTCCTCCGTGCTAATAAGGGCAAACATAAGATCAGCAGTAGCAGGGAGACCAAAGGATTCAGAAGTATCAGTAAGGTCAACATCAGTGCTACCGTAACCTGCACGAGTGGTCTGCGTAGCAGAGACAATAGGGACGCCACACTCACAAGCAAAACCCCTGAGTTCTTCTGCGATTGCTTTGACGTAGGTGTAGGAATTGACAATACTTCCTTTATATCTCTGGGAAGCACAGATATTGAGGTAATCCACAAAGATAATATCAGGTCTAATCCCCCGCTTAAGAGCAAGATCACTAACGAGAGACTTAAAATGACCGACATGAGCAGATGCTGTAGGGTATTCTTTAATGATCAACTTGCCGCTAGTCTTCTTAGCGAGATTTGCAATCTTCTTATCAAACATTATTTTAGGAAGATCACCAAGTTGTTGGATTGGAATGTTGAGAAGATTTGCATCAATACGTTCAGCAATCTTTTCTTCTGCCATCTCCATTGTTATGTATAGAACGTTCTTTCCCTGAAGGAGAACAGAACTTGCAACATGACACATGAACAATGACTTGCCAACACCAGTCCCAGCAAGAGCAATATTTAAAGTCTTGTTAGGCAATCCACCCTTTGTAATTTTATTAAAGAACTCAAGATCAAAAGGAATCTTATTTTCTTTTCTATGGTAAAAGTCATACCTTGATTCTGCATCAGAGACATAATCATGTCCTACATGTTGATCAAAGGATACTCCAAGTGCCTCCGAAAGAATCTGAGGAATAGCGCCTTTGTCCCTCTTGGTATCTTGACCGTCAGCAATCTTGACACTCTCCATAAGAGATAGGTAGATCGCACGCTCTTGACACCACTTTTCCGTAGTATCAATGAGCCAATCATGGTCTGCGGGATCATCGGAAAGGACATTTAATACCTGAATAATTTCTTTAAATTGATCTTCGGTAAGATCTGTTCGCTCCTGACATTCTATACCAATCGCATTGAGACTGGGACATGCATCATATTGACTTATGTATTCATGGATCTCCAAGAAGATAATCTTATGTTCTCTAGCAGTAAAGTACTCCGACTTTAGGAAGGGTAAAACCTTTCGTGCATAGTCCTCACTGTATATAAGGTTACTAAGAATGGTTGCTTCTAGGTTCATAGATAGTGGAGATAAGATCCGAGAATGTACTTTTTACCTTTGATTACAGGACGACCAGCATGACGGTACATCCACGTAGGTGGGAACAGTAGTATTCTACCACACTTTGGGGTAACTGCATGACCAAGTTTAGAGAACTCAGTAGTTCCACCTTCATCAACATCATTCAAATATAAAAAACACACCAAGAATCTTCGCGCTGAAGAATGATCTAGTACATCAACATGATCTTTGAACTCGTCATTCTTTTCAGCAAGGTATCGTTTAATCCTAAACTCTTCAAAAGTGTATTGAGTAGGAAAATCCATATCACGAAGATCAAGTTCATCCATATATCGATTCACATATTCAATGAATAACTTCTGAACTTCTTTTTGTGGTGCCATCCACTTAGTATTTCTATCGTAATACTGTTGGGAAATATTTAATTCGGTAAATTTAGGTCTTTGCTCCCTATCAACATCGTTTTGATTGTTCCTTTCACTTTCAAATGTCTTGATGATGTCATTACAAAAACTCTGATCAGTTACATCGTCATAAACTTTGATATAATCTGTGAGTTTGGTGCATGGGTGCTTGATAAAATCAGTAAGAGTTGGTTGTAAAATATTAACTCCCATAAAGAAACTCCTTTGCTGCTGCTTCATCGAGTGCTTGCATTACTTCGGGAGTGAAATATTTCTCAGGATCTTTTAAGATCGCTTTCGCATATACTTTCTTGCCATCCATTTCATAACGACCAGCAACGTTTTTCCACATCCCTGCACTCTCACCCAATTCTAGCAGACCATAATATTTGTCCAGACCACGATCATAATATAGTCGTGTTTCAATTTGAGAATTTTCTTTTGTAAGACGTGACTTTGCTGCTTTACATTTGATGATGTTACCAACAACCTCAGTACCATCCTTCTCTTTCTTCTTAGACAGATAGATGATAGTAGAAGATGCATACTTCAGACCACTTCCACCACCCATTTCTTTAGTGGGAACGTAGGATCCAATCACATCATAGGTATGATTAGTGACTAGCATAGGCACATCTGCCTTACCAAGTTTCAAAGTCAGCACACGGAATGCACCCTTGATTAATTGACTCTTAGTCATATCACGAACTTGCTTATCATCAGCAACGTCCTGCATCTCTTTACTGGTGGATAGCATACCCAGAGAGTCCAAGACAAACATCAAAGGTTGGCGGTCATCCTTAGGTTGTTCCATGTACTTGTCGAGAATACGACATGCTTGAGTACGAAACTCTTCAATTGTACATACAGGTACAATCATCATACGGTCAGAAGGAATGCCCCTACTTTCAATCATCTCTTTAGAGATAGCAGACTCAGACTCAAAGTAGATTACACCTGCGTCAGGATTAGACTCCAGGAAATGCTGAACAATCCCAAGACAAAAGAAAGTTTTGCCAGTAGAAGACTCTCCTGCAATAGCGGTAATCTTATTTCCAGGGACACCACCATAGATTGAGCCAGATACCAAAGCATTAAAGATGTGGCTGCCAGTATCAATGAAACCACTGGTGTCACCTGCAGCAATACCGTCGCTAACAAGTCCTGCGTACTCATTGCCGATCTCCTTGGATACGTTTTGTAAGAAATTCATCATTTAACCTTCATAAGGGTAGTAATATATTGAGAACGTTTCATGGCACGTTCAAACCATTGTGCATCGATCAAATCGTCAAAAGTTTTTTCTTCACGAGCAGCACCACAACTGAATGCTTTTTGATATGTCACGACATACTTGTTTGATAAACTCATCCGAATAGGAACTCCAATGATGCTATTTTTTCTGGTTGCCACCCAATTGTATCCATAATGACTTTGATAGGGTCTAGGAATGACTTAGAGAATTGTAAGTCATAATCCACCTGTTTGTCAAGACCAAACTCCTTTGGGAATGTACCCAAAAAACTGATCACATTCTCACTAATTTTATTAGGTGTCTTCAAATAAACAAACTTAACCTTTTCTCCCTCCTGAATAAGAGGATACTTGTGTGTCAATTTATTTTTCTTGTTATGAAAGTTGTACAGCAATGCTCCTCTAACGTGTATCGGTGTTCCTTTGCTGTACAGTGTCGAAGGATTCGACCACTTATTTAGATTATTGCACCCCCTAGGGAATGAAATATCTTCAACTGGTAACGATGTAAATTTTTGCTTGAAATCAGCAATGTACTTTTGTGCTGATTCTTCAGTTTCATTCATGATAACAATCATACATTCTTTAATTGCAGTACGACATGCAGCAGGAGTAGAAGACTTAACTGCTTCCAAACCCATGATTTTTAGTTTAGGTTTCTCATAGCGAACACCCTCACTATCCCATACATTTAANATATACCTTTTCTTAGCAGTCCAGATGCCTTTGTTNGCGATGTTCTCTCGCTTCATCTGCATCTTCTGTTCGTAAGCACCAACGTATGATGCTAATTGTTGATATGCTTTGTCGATGAAAGGTTCGAGTCTTTCTTTACAGGCAGTGTCGAGGAATCTGACAATCCTTTCTTGAGGAACATCACATGAAGGAAATACAGAACGGACAAGTAAATCAAGACAGATGTAGATGCTATCAGTATCAGAAGCGATGACATAATCGTGGTCCTCTGTGTTGAGTAATTTGTTTAGGTAAGTATTTACCTTGCTCTCAATCCACCTAATCGAGACTTGACCCGAGAGGGTAATCGCTTCAGCATTTGCCAGATTGTAGTATCGGAAGTATTGGTTTCCGATGGCACCATAGGCACTGTTGAGTTGGATTTTTCTTGCCATTTGGATGTTGTTGAACTTGGACACATCCTTTTGAAGTGATGAGGTCTCTGCAGGTGTTTTGGCATGTTCAAGATCTTGCTTAGCGGCAAGCATTCTCTTCTTGTAAATGGTTCGTTCATCATAAATCTTTTGCATCATTTTGGGTAGGAACCCTTTCATATCTTTACGATACTGAGCACCGTTGGCACATACACAATACTCGCCATCGATATCTAACGTCTCGCCAAGAATCTTATCAACTGTAACCGATGGGTGTCTCTCATCCAGGAGTGTTTCTGGTGAGATGTTGTACTGCATAATGAGATGAGGGTAAAGAGAGTTAAGGTCAAAAGACACAACCCAATCATACTTTCCTGGAATCGGTTCCTTAACATATGCTCCCGCATACTTCTCATCTTTCTTTTCACCTTTCTTTTGGGGGACAACGATGTCACTCTCAGCAAGATAGTTATAGATCATAGTGTCCCACATACGGACCTGACTATAAACATCTTCAAGATTGACCTTGGCATCATAGGCCATAGTGATAGCAAGTTCAAGCAACTTCATCTTATCTTCCAGTCGGTCAATCAACTCAACGTCTTGGATGTTGTATTCCATAAACTTCTGCCAATCACTAGTGTAGAAGTCTTTGAAGTTCTCATACTCAGAGTGATCAACCTTTCTCTGCCCCAGTTCAACAAAAGCAATGTGATCTAGGCGATAGGACTCTTGATTAGTGTAAGTAAATTTGCGATAAAGATCCAGATAGTCAAGGATATTGATACCAGAGATATCATAAGCAATGTTCTTACGTCCTTTGACATAAACCTCTCGTTCATTTGCACGGTTCCAGGGAGACAGACTCTTCATCCACTTCTCCCCAAGCACACGATTAACCCGACGAGCAATGTATGGAACATCATAAAGATTGACGTTCCATCCCGTCAGGACATCAGGTGTATTTTGAGTCCACCAATGTAAGAAATGGTTTAGCATCTCTTGTTCAGTCCAGAAGATATGAGTCTCAACCCCTTCTGGTGCTTCAAACTCACGAGTTGCCCAACTGTAGTATTTCTTTGTCACCATATCTTTAATGGTGATAGACAACATTTCTTCTGCTGCTTCTTCTACATTAGGGAATCCATTCTCACATTGAACCTCAATGTCCAATGCAAAGATTTTCATCTTACTAATGTCATACTGAATTTCATCAGGATACTGCTGAGAAATAAACTGATATGCAAATCGTTCATATCCATGGACTTCAAATCCTTGGACACCATCATATTGTTTGATGAATTCTCTTGCTTCTCTGGATGATTCAAATTTAATAGGTTTTACATAATCCCCATTAAGAGTTTTATATCTTTCTTTCTTGTTAGAAGAAACAAATAAAGTTGGGGAAAAGTTAGTGCGATATTGAACGGGTTCTCCATCTTCATATCCACGGTAAAGAATTACATTACCTGCTAATTGCACATTGGTATAAAACCTACTCATTCGCTGCTTCGTACTCCGCTGCAATTTGCTCTGATGGATCCACTATAGTCAAAACTGACTCAGATGTCAAGAACAAATCACGCTGTGAAGCAAATGCAGGGAAGGGGGACAATTGACCTTCAGGAGAAATGCTGAAACATTTCTCGATTAAGAGAGACGGTTCCTCATCCAACTCAGTCACACGACCAATTAAATATTCAGTTCTGTTTGCCATCAGGACTACTTTGGTCTGCTGTTGAAGCATCTCAGGTTCAATCGGTTCATCAATTTGGTTCGATTCCATTTCGTGCCTCCACTAATTCTGTGTATTTGTCTAGTACGTCATCATGTGTTTCATATGCACTGATGACTTCATCGTATCTAATAATGATCTTAGATTCTTTTGCCAATGGGACATAAGGTTCCATGGTAATCTCAGGATTACTGAGTTTTTGAATGTTACCCTCACCATCCTCAGCGGTCACACCATCAGAAATCCAAATAGTATAGGGATGAATCAATTGATATCCAAGAATTTTATCATCTCCTTCTTGGGAGATTTCTCGGATATCACAAATTACATCTTCACCGTTTCTTGTTCTTACGATTCTTACGCTCATAGTTCCTCCTTTCAATTTCTAAAACTGTCTCTTTAATAATATCTTTGAGGATTAAATCCTCGCTAATATTTTTTTCTTCTGCAATAGGTCTAACGTACCTAAGCAGTTCATCAGTATAGGATGCTGGCACCTCTACTGTCAAGAGGTCTGTGTCGCCATCATAGTTCTTCGGTTTTAAATTTACATAGACGTTCATAGTAACTCCAAACAAAAAGAGACCCCTTGAGGTCTCTTTGGTTGTAAATTATATAGGTCAGTTAGTAGTCCATGTTTCCACCATAACGAATACAGGTCTTTTTATTTTCTGCTGATGATCTACACCACTGTCTCACATAACTATCTGCATCCATACTCATTGCGAAGTGTGCATGGTTATGTAATGCTCCTATTGTGATCAGAATTCCAATAGTAATCAGATTATAGTGTGTCGCTGGATGGCACACTATCACTTTCAGGTAGTTGAGAACTTTGGATTTCATAAACCTTTAATTGCTGATGCTCAGGAATGATCTTCCGTAATTCTACCACA